TTTGTTGATAGCGTCTGCAATTTGGTTTCTGATGTGACCCATTGGATCTTCACCAGCAGCCAATACAGCTACGTCATCAACAGCATACGCAAAACCTCTATGACAGATAGTTGCGATCTGTGTTCCTGTACCAATCTTCTGTGGTGTCAAATAACCATTGTTACTTGTACCCCATGAAGCTGTACCATCTAAGATTTCCTCAGTTGGAGCAATTGGGTTGAACTCTGGAACTTGGATTCTTGTTCCACCTTCTGATGCGTCAAGAAGTGCATTACGCACAACAGCACCAGATTTAATAAATGCACTACGTTCCTTGATAGCTTCGGAAACGTATGTGCTGAGATTATTTCTCTTAACGATGTCCGCTAATAGGACACCGCCAGAATAATTCTGAAACGGAGCAGCCATTCAGATTACCTTGTTACTTTTGCGATACCCTAGTCACGGACAAGGGGATTAGTTTCACAGAAACTAACTATTTTTGAGCCTCTTGCTTGAGCACTGCTGCAAGCTGCGGATCTTGTTCTAATAGTAGCATTTGTTGTGTGAGATTGCCCGTTTTCCAAGGGTTTACAGGTCCACCACCAGCATTTGCTACGGGGCTAGGTCTAGCACCCATTCCTGCTGCTGAACTTGGCTTGAAATGATGCTCGTAACCACTACCAGGGTTTTTGAGACTCGTGAGATACGAATTAAGATCTTGTTCGACTCCACCGTTTAGGACTACGACTTTTCCTTCAGCGTTCTTTTGTAACTTTCCTTGTAACAATGACAGCATTTGCTCTGCGTTTATAACTCCTTGGTTGCTAATAGCTGCAAGTGCTGTTGTCTTTGTAGAAGCTGCTTCGTGAGAACTTTTCATATCCTCTAAACTTTGTTTAAGAGACAGATTCTCTTGTTGCAGTCCTTGATTTGTTTGATTAGCTTCTTCCCAAAGAGTTTTCCATTGACCTTGTTCTTCTAAGTCTTTGGTTCGTTTTTCTTCTTTTTGTTTGTAAACATCATCAAGTTTTCCCTTGATGCCTTTAAATTTTTCTTCTGCTTCAGCAGCCTCTTTACGGGCAGCAGCTAGTTTTGCTTCGTATTCTGCTTTTACAGAATCTAAATTTGGTGCTTGTGGTTGTGAAGGAGTGTCAGCCACGGGCTGTTCAGGAGGATTCACGGAATCAGGCTGAATGACTTTTTCTTCGATTGCCATGAATTAGTCAGATAATGGGCTAGTAGTTTTCTTTTTTGAAACTTTCTTCTTAGTTTCTTTTGGTGCAGGAGCAGGGGAAACTTCAGCAACTTTTTGTGCTTCAGTTTTAGGCTCTACTACTTCCCATTTATAAGTTCCGTCAGATTGCAGAACTTTATCAATAGATCCAGCCATAACTTTTATGTACTTATCTACTATTGTAACAGACTATTCAGATTTGGCCTCATTTGCTGATGGCAATACTTCACCTTGAACTAAAATATCTCTAAATTCCTCTCTATCAATGACTTGTTGATCAAACAATGATGTTAAAGCTGTAATATCTTGACCAATTAATCTTTCAATATCAAAATCTCTACTAATTTTTACTTCTGGTGGTTCAATACCTACATAATCGGCTGATAAATTGAAGGCTTTTTGAAGCTTTTGTTCAAGTTCCATAGATACCATTGCGAGCATGGAATTGGTATCCACACGATCTAGCCTACGGGCATCTGCTGATTCTGCAACAAATTTCTGTTGTGATAATGTACTGATTCCGAGGGTAGCCATCTGCATTTGTAGCTCTTTTATTTCTGCTGATTGAGCGTCAAAAGCACTAGAGGCTGGCTCTACATAGTAAACTTTGTTGCCTGGTTGAGTAGCCATTGCGTAGTTAACGCTAATAGCAAGATCTTTGGTTTGATCGTCATAGCCTTCCATTACAAGCATTGGTTGAGATGCAACGTGCAAACTATGAATTAAATCAGCCTGTCTTTGAAAATGGGCCAAGTTTAGGTACGCAATGTCCTGTAAAGGTGGTTTGCTGACTAAATTATCGGTTTTTCCAGAATAAATCGTAACTAAAGGTATTTCGCCAAGAGAAAAATTACCAGATTCAACCTGTTGGTAATCCTTATCTGCTGATCCAGCCTCAAAACTACCTGCATAATCTCCATCCGCAACGTCATACATTTCTTCAATCTGTTCTTTTTTGCGAAATACTCTGTAATTTCCTGGTTCGATTACTCTTACTTGGTCAAATACTTTTTCTCCGAACTGTCCATCTGGGAGTACAGCTTTTTCTCCTATTCTTACCTGTATCAGGTTTCCATAATTAGATTCTCTGTCTAGTCTCCAGCCGTAGAGATTGTTTGGATCTATCTCGATCCAGTAGGGTCTGCGGTTTTGTTGACGTTCTTCGGCTAGGCTTACTGCTCCTGATGGTGCTGGATAATCTACAAGAATGTGACTTTGACCGTATGTGAGAGAACACATCAGTAATCTTCTTGCGTATTCATCTAAATCTGACTTTCTGCCATCTACATCCATCTTGAACATTTCTGTCCAATAAGGATCACCTATCAATGATATTGGTTTTCTTAATACAAGACCTGTGGCTGCTCGGATTAATCGTTGAGTGAATGGGGAAAATACAGCACGATTTACTCTAGCTAGGTAAGCATCGTAATCTTCTCTTGGCTCTAGTGGTAGAAATGTTTCGCTATTTGTTCGGAGGTAGTCTGTTCCTTCGGTTACGGCTTTCATTATTTCCCACCCCTTCATCATGTCTAGGACAGCCCTCGTGCGAGTAAAAGGACTGTCTATCCCACCTACAGAAGTAGATGAGATGATATTGGTTCTAATTGGTCCAGGTACAGCGTAAGTCATTTAACACCTCCATCTTTTTAAAGCTAACGCTTTTCTCGTGGGTCTGCCTTTTTTGTCTTTTAACGGACCTGGCATACCTTTCATACGAGCACAGAAAGATTTTCTTCTTGCTGCACGTTTTCCTGTTGGATTCTTTTCGGTTACAGGTGCTTGAAGGTTAGATCCTGTTGCTCTGTTGTATTTCGCACGACCTTTTGCGGTCAGGCCACCCTTTTTGGATTTTTCGCCTCTACCAACAGATAAACTTACAGATTTACGTTTAGTCATTATTTGCCTACCTTTGCCTGTGCTTTTTTATGGGCCTGGGTAAAAGTGTCTCCTGCTCTCATACGTCTTTTCATAAACTCCATGTGCTTGGCACTATGATGCTCAGAATGTTTTTCTAATAGGTTTTTTTGGCGGATAGTTAGTTTCATTTTTTCTTTTTCTTCTTCTTGGAGCGTAATTTCTTCAGATCAGCAGCAGTGATCTTGTCTCTAGGAGGTGCAACAGCAGCTAATTTCCTTTGTTTTGAAGAATAGGACTTTTTAGGCATGATTTTTCCTAGATAACTCTATGTTACCGCTTTACAAGAGATTTTACACTTATTTTTTCTTCTTTTTACGTCTATGTTGATAATTTATTTTCTTACTACTAGTCTTTTCACGCTTGAATCTTGCTTTTTCGGCTGCTGACATCTCTCCGACAGTCTTAGGTGTCTTACTTGAGACACGATTTTTGGGTCTACAGGCAGGATAACCCCTTTTTTCGCCTTTTTGACGACCACAAGGCTTACCAGTTTTGACATCTACCCAGTTTTCTTTGAACCAACGGGTTAGACCGCCACTACTTCTTGCCACGTTTTTTCTCCACTCGGTAAGTACCGCCACGTTTTTTGTACTCTCGTACAAGCCATGCGTTAGCGTAAGCAGATGGGTAAACTTTGAATTTACGCTTTGCTTCTGCTTTTACCCTCGAGTATAACGCTTTATTTACAGGAACATTCACTTCTCTTTTTACCTCCCTTCTTTTTCTTCTTCTTTTTCTTCATTCCAGTGTGGTAGGGCATAGTAGGAATTAGGTATCTTAATATATTCTAAACGAAGTTTGCCCTAATGTCTCTGGCTTGGCAAGGTTAAATTGTTGGAGGCAAAGGTAGCCGAAAGCGTCAAATGCGTGGTCCACTCCAAGGTTTTTGTTTGGCATACCTGTGTTCGGAGCGTAAGTCAGGGTGCGGAGGGATTTTATGAGTTCTTTGCAGCGTGGATGAATCAGTGTCCTGCGTTCGCCCATTGCGTCATATAGTGCAGTGTTTATTGCGGTTACTTTGTCGCGGACTTTCCAGGGAGATCTAGGAGATGACACGGTAAATCCACTTCTACGCAGGATAGTGTGGTCCGTTGATCCTACTCCTGATGTTTTTCTGGCAGAACCCGTTGGGTCGGGGCAAGCGATAATGCGTCTTTCTACTCCGTAACGATTTGTAACTTCCTCGGCAAAATCCCAGGTTGTTGCACCGCCCGTCAAAATTATCTCGTCAAAGACGTAGAGGATGTTTCTGTGCTGGACTGCACATATACCGCAAAGTGGGTCTACGTTGAAATCGACTCCTAATAAAAGTGGAGCGATGGATATGTCCTCCGCTTCGGTAGAAATGTTGGAATCTGAAAAGGAGACTGCAACGAGACCCGTGAGATTCTCGAAACTTGCTTCAAATTCTTGCTTGAATGTTCTGGTATCTAATTGGGCCTTGGCTGCTTCGACTTCTTCGGCTGGAACATTACCCCCGTCTATTGTTGTGAAGCTCCAGCGTTTCCAATCACCTGTTTCATCCTCTGGAACGTAGCACCATAAATCGTAAAACCATGAGGCTGTACCGTCTGGTGTAGAAATGAAGAGTGCCCAACCCTGTTTGTCTGCGAGGGCTGGTCTGATTACTTGAAACCAGACATCGGAATCCATGAAGGCTGCTTCGTCAAGTACTACTCCAGCTAGGCTTCGGCCTCGGAGGGTTGTTGCGTTTTCTGTGCCTTTTAGTTCGATTAGCGATCCATTGATTAGTTCTATTTTTAGGTCAGTTTCGTTTTTGGACTGTATCCATTCTCGTGGGATAAGTTTTTTGATTTCTTTCCATGCGATGTCTTTTGCCATGCGGTATGTGGGGGCACAGTAGAAGTAGGTTTCGCCAGGGCGGTCTATTGCTGCTTTTAAAAGTTCTATGCAGGATAAATAGGATTTTCCGAATCTTCTGCCAGCCACGAGAACTCTAAATCTGTTTTTTGCGTTGAACACCTCCCCCTGTGCCCATCTAAGTGATAAGTTTTCGGCTGTTTTTGTACTCATGTAGTAAAGAATAGCTTAAATATTGACGGATTTCCGTGATTTTCTCGACTAAACCATGTTTTTAGGGTTATTATTCAAGTATTAACAACAATTTTAGTCCGTGGCTGATTCTGTTCTTCGTAATTCAAATGGTCAATTTACATCTGAGAGGGCACTCAAGGATGGGAGAGTATGTGGAAAAAGACAACCTGATGCAGTGATAGAAGCTAGAAGGCAAAGATTATACTCAAGGCAACTATCTGGAAAAACTACAAGACAACTTGTGCATGAGCACTCAGCCAGAGAGCAGATTGGTATTGAAACTGCATGGACCGATTGGAGAAAGGTAAAACAGTGGAACGATGAGGATTGGGAACAAGATAGAGAGAAGATGATCTCACGAGTCCAGGGGATGAGAATGAGGTTATTTGAACAGGCTGTGAGGAAAGGACAGCTACAGACGGCTGCTCAGATATTAGATTCACTCGGTAAAGTACTAGGGGAGAGTGTAGAGAACATCAATTTAAACACTCCACAACTATCAATTCAAGTAGAAGCTAAGAAAAACAGTAATATTGTAGTATTATTATATTGTAGTACATTTATCGCTTATGCTCTGATTTATCAGTAAGTTCCCTGTCTTTCCATATAATAAAATTTTTTTTGAAATCCTGCCCCGTGCCGTGGGGATTGTGTGGGATAGCACGGGGACAGAATAACAAATTAACCGAGGTGTAATTTCTCACATTCGATTGTGGAATACTTGCCAGACTGTAGACAAGATTTATAACCTTTGTCTGTGAGATAGCAAGCCAGAAAGAAAGAAACACTAGCCAGAATTAAAACGGTTGCATTAATCCTGATGCGGTTTTTTCTGTGGGTTGCAAAGCTATAGAGTTTTATGCGGTTTGGGTTTGTTTGGTAGCTCATGGGATTAGTACGGAAAAGAAGAAAAAACAGAATAATTAATAAGCTCTAATATTTTTTAAAAAAATGTATAAAAGAATAGAAAAGCAAATCCAGATAATAATACTTGTCATTTTTTATTCTCCTAATTTACAAAGTTGAGAATAATAAAAATCTTGTTTATCAACTTGAATTTTTTTAAAGATAGAATCTTTTAAATTCTTGTATTCAAAAATTCTTCTTAGATTTTGAAAAGTTGATAACATTTCCTTAAACGATAAACAACAATTTATTTGGCTTGTTTTTGTTTCGTCAGTATAGAGAATGTATCCAGTTTCTCTTGACTTTTCAAAAACCATATTTAAACCTGTAATTTGATTTGTTGCATCTAACTCATATTGGAGTTGTGTTTTTGTTGCTGTTGGCATAATAAAAAATAATTTAGATTACAATTTATTTTAACATTTTTTACTAGATAACACAATACTAATTTAATACAATAATAACCAGTAAAAACTAAAAAATCCTATCAATTCTCTACAATCTCACAGAATAAGACTTTAGATTAATTGGTATAACTAGAAAATCTCATAAGTAAGAATCCTATAATTTTAAAAACTAACCTATGCAATACTACATTAACAACTTTAAAATCATTCAATTATTAAACATTAAAAAAGCTAGACTCAAATAAGAATCTAGCTATAAATTTTTAGTTCCTGAACTAATTTAATTTAATCATCCATTTTAAAAACTCCATTCTCAACATATCCAAAATGTTTCCTACTCCATTTATTTAAATCTGCTGTAATTTCTGCTTCAGTTTTTTCTTTTTCAATTTTTTTATTTTCAAATTTGTAGAATCCAATTTTCTTTTTATTTTTTCCCTGAGAATAAATGAAATTTTTTTCATTTAATATTTTCTCTAATTTCTCATCATCAAAATTTTTATCTAAATGCTGTGAAAGATAATAAAGCCACAATGACGCTTCAACATTATGATATTTTGAATGGGTTTTTGAATCGAGATTAATTTTAATTGTAAGTTCCATAATAATTAATTGAATGAATTTTTAAATGTTAGTGAAATTCTTAGGATCATATGTAATATAATTTGGATCATAATTAGGGACACTTCTAAATTTTTTATACATCATATATAAAATATCAATATGTGATTGATCTGTATATTTAATGCAATGTTCCATACAATCATTCCATTGATCATTAACTTTTTTAGTGTATTTTTTCAATTCTTCTTTATACTTTAATTCTTCAATAGGCAATTCTAATTGCCCATTTTCATTTATTTTTGTTTCTGGTTTTTGGGGTCTAGCTCCTAACCATTCTGAAGATAAATAAAAAGCATAATTAATTTCACGATCCTTAAACTCTCTTAAGGTATCTTTCATGCCGTATTCATGTATGCAAGCTAATTGAGTATTCGGGGAATAATAAGGAAAGTTTAAATAAACCCAATAATCTGAACATCCCATAGTCTCAAAATCATTTGATTCCGCATGACAAGAATAAACGTCTGGATGATCTTGTAATTGTTTAAAAGTTTTTGGATTAGCCATAATAATAAAGATGGTTATTACCTCCCTATTGTAGTATCTAACAGAATATATGTAAAGGTTTATATACTGATATAACTACATTTTTAAAAGGTATAAACATACCTAAAGGATCATTAAATTATTACATTCTTAATTGTTTTATTTTAGTCTCACATAAGACAATAAAAAATCCTGACTTTTTTAGAATCAGGATTAATAAAAATTATTAGTAATTAAAAGTATCAATACAACTTATTTCATTTTGAATGGTTTTTTGATACTCAATAAAAATAATCTTTTGATGGATGAATGATTCAATTTTTTTAATTAAATCTGAATGACTTTTAGCTCGCCAATTAGAACCAATATCAAATAATCCATAATTAGAATTTTTGAATAAAATTTTATTGATAAAATACATAATGTGCTAGACAGTATTTAATTTTTCAATACTGGTAAATGAGCAGGCCATATTAGACATTGCTAATGAAAGAAAATTTGATTCTGGCCGATAATAAAAATAATACTTACATGAATGTCTACAAACCGATCCATCTTTATTTAGTTGATGCAATGTCAATTTCTCAACATTATACTTTTTTGAGTGGGATCTTCTACCAACTGAAAGTAATTTTTCCCTTTTACCGATTAGGGCATCCGTTAAAGATACCCTTATTAAATCGTTGTTTTTAAGTGTTTTGAATGTTTCTATCATTTTGAATAATCTCCTAAACTGTAGTTAGTCTTAAACATTCTTTTCTAGCCTTTTGAATACGATCAGCACATCGACCCCTTATAAGACTCTCAAAACGTATTCTTGCTGATTCGGTAGAATCTACCCTACTAGACTCTGAATGAGTCTCGTATTCTGTTATGGCGTTAAATGCGTTAAACAAATTAGGCTGATTACCATTAGCTTCGATTTTAAAATTTCTTTTTACATCGATCCATTCTTTATTAATATCCTTAAATTCTTTATTTCTTTTCTGTTTCGTATCCTTATCTGTTATCTGCCCTATCAATTTATCTTGAAAGCTATGCAAGAATAAATCTTTTAATAATTCATCACTGCATTTAGTATTCTTCATTGCTTTAAATTCTTCAATCGAATTTGCAAGATCAGCACGTTGATATTTTAAAAATTCAGGTAGGTTTTTTAAATACTGGTTAACACCTTTAGAATGTTTGAACACCATTTTATTTTTAGAATTTTGTATCGAACCCATTTGATTGAAACACCATAATCGAACATCTGATTGAATAACTTTAAAACTATACGATCCATCCATTGAGTTAACAAAAATCATTCTCCTACGGATAGCGTCACCGCTTGATACTTCCATATCGCTATTCCTAATAGCACATATAATAAAAACCCGTGCGGTGTTATTCATTGGGATAATATGCTCTACCTCTAAAAAATTTAAGTTAGGTTGTATAGCATCTAAAATTACATCATGCTTTACTAACTCATATGTGTTAGATACTGTAGAAATTACTTTCCCAATTTTCTTACTAAAAATAGCTTTACTGTTTGGACATTCAAAAGACTGTTCATTATATCTTGTAAATGTTGGAAGTACTTCGGGATCATTCAAAACATTAGTTTTAAATAAAATTGTTTCTAGATCATCATTTCTGTTAAATGGTGTAGAAATTAGATTTTCATTTCCCTGACGTTGATAACCTAGATTAGTTCTATTGAAGTTTTCGCCTCTATAGTGGTTATCTACTCTTAAATCTGTTTCTGTAAATGAAACAAGAGAATCAATTTTGTTTGAGTTGTAATTTTTCATTGGTGTTGTAAAAATTAGATTACATTTAAAATACTACACTAATATATATGAGATAGCAAGTTATTCTTTCATTTCTATATTAATTAAAATTTTATCTATTAATTTATCTGCACGATAACAAAGATTCTCAGAAAATTGATTTTGATAATTATTTGATATTTTTTGAAGCACTATTAAAATAAAAAATAAATCCTGTATAGGTATAGATACATGGCTATGCCTAAAAAACTTATGAATGGTTGAGGCCATGATGAATGAAAGAAAAATGAATGGACAATCCATAAATAACTTAGTCAATTATGAATGTCAAATTCTGAGAATTCTCAGTAAGAATTATGAATGAGAATTTTAAGGTTGCCTATGAATGGTGATTGATGTAATATTGTAATGTTCTATATCATTCACCCAAAATGAACGAAAATGAAAGAGACTTTAAAAAAGTACTCGAATCAATAAAATCTCTTGAGAGTCAAATTATTGAACTCAACTTATATGTGAGAGAACAGATTAAACATCTGCTCGAAGAAAATAAAAAGGACATTACTTATCAGCATAAAATTAATTTAGATGATAAGAAACAGATAGGAAGCATAATAGATTTAATTTCTGCTCATACTGACCAGATAAAAGAGATTAAGGCCAAGATTTATGACTAAACATTTTATCAATAAAGCCATAGAAAATATGGATAGGTTCGGGGATAGTTTTGAACAGGCTCTTGCCTTTTGCTATTCTCAAGCCGATCCAGGGAATCAAACTATTCTATATAACGCTTTTGAACATCTTTTCTTCAAATATGCCAGATTGAAAGATGACTAAAGAAGAAGCCGAAAACTTCATCTATAAATGTCTGGTAGATAACGAATCCAAAAAAGATCCAAAAGAAAAATTAACTCGTTTGGATATATGCGATATACTGCATACTGATTTTGAGATTCCCAAGTCTACGGCATATAGATATTACAAAGATTCCTTTAATCTATATAAATGGGAGCAGGCTAAACCCGATCCAGATAAAAAGATTAAAGACAATAAAGATACCATTTTAGATAATGTGTTAGATACTGCCGAAGCTGCACTAGCTGAAGGAGATTCTATTTCATATTTTAAAGGTATCGAATTATATTCAAAATTACTTACGAGGTTTAAAAAAGTATGAATCTAAATGATTATGACAAGTTTGTTAGACGTTTTGTAAAAGACTATGTAAACAACTTAACACCCGAACAAATGAGAACTCATTTAACAGAACAGTTCCATATTGACTTTGAAAATATACGTCAAGATACTGGGATTGATGAGGCACTATTAGAAATGGAAAATTGGGATAGTGACCTGTACGAGACAATAAAAGGAGGAAATTAATGGACTCCTTTTTACACAATCATCAAGCTGCGCTAGATAGCCAACGTGAAGATGATGCGATCCAATATCTACAGGACACTGGTGTTTACCCCGATCCAGATGATAATTACGAACCAACAGATGAAGAAATTATGTCTTCATTTGGCACAAAATGGCATGACGGATTATGAGTAACTTTCAAAATACTGAGCTTCTGGAAAATTTATTTGAAGAAGAAAAAGCATCTTTAATTAAAAAAGGTATGCACTTAATTTTTTCTGATGAAGAAATTGAAAATTGTGCTGGTAGGATAGCACGTTCCAAATTTGAGGACTTATTGCAATGATTAAAAAAGTTTTAGTAACTCTGTTAGTTACTGTGGATACTGAAGATGAAGAAATTTGTCCTACAGGCGATCCACTAGCTGAAAATGTTGTTATCAACGTACTAGATGACGGGTTCTTTACTGATCCTGTAGAGGAAATTATTACCTCGCATTTATCAGATTATGTTGACCATACAAAACGCGTTCAAATGAGAATCGAGGACTTGTACCATGACTAGCGATCCAATGAAAACAATTAGCCTAACTGAAGATCAATCCTATGACATGATAAAACTTTATGACATTTTAAGGGATATGGACTTTGAATTAACTGAACATCAAGAAAACGTATTTATGAGAATACTAGACTACAGCTAACTCTTTTAGGTTTTTGTGGTAACGATCCACTCTATCTAAAAATATACTTTCTGATCCTCGCAATTCTAAATTGTTGAGGATTTTTATTTGAGGCTTACCACTTCTGCGAGCTACCACAACTGCCCCGTATTTTGGTTTGATGCCTGTGAGATGTTGTAGACCTAAACTGTACGCTCCAAGTTGATGACAGAATTGTTCGATCATGTCATCTGACCTAACTTCTTTAGCCGTTTTCCAATCCACTATGAATGGCCCATCTCCATCAATATCTAATAGGGCATCTGCTGTACCAGCAAATCCGTATCCTGGTTTATAGACCGAAAATTCTACGGCATGAATGGCCGTTACACGTTCCAGTATGAATGATCGTAAACCTCTTGCGTAGCCTGACGCACTCCAGCTAACACGCGGTGCGGATTCAACTGCTTTTTGGAGGCCCCATTGCGTGACTTTTTTCGGACAGCGTTCCAATCCATCATCACCTGTTCTCCATATTCCCTTTTTGTTTGCGTTCTGCCTTGCAAATTTTGCTGCAAGTTTGAGTACAAACTCTGCATGAGAGTGAGCAAGTTTTCCTCGTTCACAGGCAAT